ATCGCATGAAGTTCCATTTTTGATACATCTGCTGGAAAGAAGATATTGAGAGACTGACTTTGACAAATATGATTTTGTCGGTCTGCTGCCATATCTATTACCCATCTTTGATCAATTTCTACTGCTGTTTTAAATACTTCTTTTGTCCAATCGTCTAAGAAGTCTAAATGTTGCACGGATCCTCCATTTGTGACAATGCTTTTCCATACATCATCTGTATCCATACCTAAATCTCGTAAAATATCTTCGAGATATTCGTTTTTTTGTAAAGAGGTACCGCTTTTAGTTTTCTGTGTGTATGCGTTAGCACGGTAAGGCTCAATACTAGGACTAGTGTTGCCACAGATAATACTAGATGAAGCGTTTGGAGCGACAGCCAACAAGTGACAATTCCGCATACCCGTACCGTGTGCATCAGGCGCTTCTCCGTGAATAGCCGCAAGCTGCTCGCTAGCAAACGACGCAGCTGATTTAATATGCCAGAACATAGCCATATTACGTCCTTTCGCCATTGCCGACTCAAACGGAAGGTTGTTCCGTTGTAGGTAGGCGTGAAAACCCATCGCACCCAAGCCAATTGATCTCTCCCTTTGTGCACTAAATCGTGCTTTTTCTAGCTCATTTGGAGCATGAGCAATAAAATAGGTAATTACATTGTCTAGCATTCGTACTAGATCAGGTATGAACTGTGGCTCGTTGCTCCACTCATCATACTCTTCTAAATTTACACTTGATAGACAGCATACTGCTGTTCTTTCTTCATTTGTAGGTAGTGTAATTTCGCTACAAAGATTTGATTGATGCACTTTTAATCCTAATTCTTTTTGACAATCTGGAAGCGCATCTTGTACTGTATCGCCAAACATAATATATGGCTCTCCAGTCTCTACACGATTTTGTATAAGTTTTACCCAAAGTGTTTTTGCAGAAACTGTTTTTATTACTTTTTTTGAGTTTGGATCAATAAGATCCCAACTATCATCAAATCCTTCTTGTGTTGTTGCTTTTTCTATAAGCTCCATAAAACTATCTGAAACAACAACACCATGATGAAGATTAGTAGACTTTCGGTTAATATCACCGCCTGTAGGTTTACGAACATCCAAAAACTCTTCAATTTCTGGGTGAGACATGTCAAGATATGCTGCATAGCTTCCTCTTCGTGTTACGCCTTGCGAGAATGCAAGCATCTCAGCATCGACAACTTTCATAAACGGTATTACACCAGTAGACTCAGAACCATTACTAGTTTTTGACCCTACGGATCGGACATCGCCCCAATAACCGCCAACTCCACCACCGACAGAAGAAAGAAACGCATTCTCCGTGTAGTGACCTGTGATACCAGTCCTGCTGTCATCCACATAGTTAAGAAAACAAGAAATAGGTAACCCACGTTTTGTACCTCCGTTTGATAGTATAGGTGTAGAAAACATAAACCATAGTTTACTTGCATAATCATACAGACGTTGTGCATGTGCTTCATCGTCTGCAAAAGCTCCTGCTGCTCGAGCAAAAGCCTGTTGAGGAGAAGTCTCCCCATTTACTAAATACCTGTCTTGCAGGGTTTTTTTGCTAAATTCCGAGAGATAGCGGTCTCTTTTAAAATCAATTTTTATATTCATCTAATACTCTTCCAATATCTTCAATATTGTCTTGACCAATCGCATCATCACAATACGTCATTAGATCCATCAGCTCATAATTTACGAGCAGTTGTTCTGCATTTTCATTCAATGCTTGTATATATTTGTACCTACTCTCAATAGGAGTAGCGTTGTAAATATCCATTGCATCGCCGTAATCTCTTATAAGCTGTACCGCTCTCTTCGGGCCAATGCCTGGAATACCAGGAACATTATCACCTTTGTCTCCAGTAAGACACTTGAGTGAAATATACTGTTCTGGAGACACTTCATAATGTTCCTTCCAGTTATCCAACCTTACTTCTTTTCTTGTTACGTAGGAGAAGCGACCTACGTTTTCTTGTATGAGTAAATCCCAGTCTCTATCACTCGATATAAGCCAAATATAGTCTAAATCGTACTCTTGTCTATATTTTACTAAGTGTGCTGCAATATCGTCAGCTTCTACACCCTTATATCTAAGAATTGGGTACTCTTCTCTGAGAAGGTGGAGGCTTTCTTCGAACTCTTCAAAGAACTCTTCAAATGCGATTCTTTCTTCTTCTGATTGTTCAGCAAATTTGTCTTTTCGATTTTGTTTATAATCAGGGGCGATCGTTTTCCTATATGTAGATGACCCCCAATCTGCAGTGATGATAATTCGTTTACAGTCATAAGATTTTGCCAAACTTTTTACCGTATTTTGATAGTCGTATCGAAAATCTGTACGGCCTTGATGCTTCCATCTAAACGCAAGATTTAGAGCATCTACTATTAAAGTGCAGTTTCCATCGTTTATTAACTTTTCTGTAAAATTAAATGCCACTTATAAACTCCACTTTCTCTTCTTTTAACCATGTCTTCGCAAGAAGTACATAGCAGTCTAACCACTCAACACGCATCCAGTGGTCTGTTTTTTGTGGTATCAAACTTGTAACAACAAATACTTCTGATCTATTATATTTAAAGAACAAAAGAGGCTCTTGATTTCCGCCTTCTGCTTGTCGTAATAGTTTTACCCACCACTTTATTAGATTGTTTGTTTTCGGTGCTGTAAAAATTTTATCCGATAGAGGAGAGTTCTCATAGTTCTTTACTTCTATGCAGAAGCGATTTTTAGCGTGAGGAACATATAAGTCTCCTTTTAAATATTCAAGAGCACCAGAACTTGGTACTCTTTCAAACTGGAGATTTGTAGCTTCTCTTAGCATGTCTCGAACTAAATACTCGCCTCTAGCGCCTTTAGCTCTACTATCAACCATGCTCTCTACAAATCTCCTCAAGCAGTTTTAGTTTTTCATCAAACTCCGCTGCTTTTGCAAGTTCTTCTTCAATTGCTCCCATAATATCTGGATGTTCTCCAATACCGGCAGGATGCTCTAAATACAACCGAACATTTGCTTTATGGTACTGAACTTTTCCTAGGAGATATGAAGCCATTGCCTCTGCTATAATATTTCTTGCTTTTGTCATTAGTGCTCCAATTTACTGATATTTCCTGACTTAACAACTTCTACTTTGTCTAGTAGAGGATGTGTCCATCCATGACTTACAACATATGTATTCAGATCTTCTCCCAGCAATACTTCTACAAGTTTTTCTCGCCCTGCTTCGTCCAACACATTGATGACTTCATCTAAGAAGAGAATGTTAATTCTTGACTTAGATATACTACTCATCAATTTACGAATGGCGATAAGTGTAGCAGTATTTACTCTTGCTAACTCTCCCGATGAGAGTGCTAGAATATCTACTATGTTACCATTGTCCGTTATTTGTACATTTAACTTATCGTTTGACACTACGAACTCAAGTGTGAAACGACCATCAGAAAGCTCTGCTAAATAATGATTAGTAAGCTCTTCTAATTCTTTTACTAAGTTTTCGATTTTGTATGCAAGAAGTCCGTTTGTACTAAATGCTTTTTTCAATACTTCCAAGTTACTTGATATCTCTGTTTCTACTGCAAGAAGTTCTTGCTGCTCAACAAGTTCATTTTGAAACTCTTGAGTCTGTTCAAGTATTACTTGGATTCTTGTGTTTCTCTTAGTGATTTGCTCATTTTCTCGTGCAATCTGTAAGAGCCGTCTCTTTGCAGTCGATATTCTCTCCGAAATTCCACGAGCCCTACTTTCAAGCTCCACAGGATCCAACGGAGATGACGGTAGAGACATGTCAATACTTCTAAACAAATCTTCCCAATCTTTTTGAGTTTTTTGAGAATCTCGAAATCTTGCATTGTTTTGTTTAATTTCTGATATTCTTCGTTCAAGTTCATTTTGTCTTTCCTTTGCTTCCATGATTTTATTTGTCTCTAAAGAAAGTAGAGATGTAATAAAATCAGGATCTACGTCTTGCTCACAAGTAGGACACTTATCTCCTAATTTACTCAACTTATCTAAAAGTCGTTTTGACCCCGCTACCGATTGTGATAAACTACCTACTTCTCCTTGAAGATCATCATAAGATTCTATACTATCAATTTCGCAGTTTCTTGCAGTCTCGATATCTATCTCATTTAGCATACTTTTATAAGTATTATTCTGAGAAATTTTTTTATTTTTTACAGAAATATTTTCAATTTCCATCGTAAGAGTGGCGAGTTCTTTCTCATCATCTTCCGTCTCAATTGAAATTTCAGACAGAGGAAGTATATTCGTATCACTCAATTTGTTATCTGTCAACCATTTTTCAATGGTGGAGGTCTTTGCTTCTATCTTTCCTAAAGCGACAGAAGTCTTTCTAGACTCTTCCTTAAATAACTCAAAAAATGCAATATAGTGCTCTAATTGTAACAAGTCTATTAAAAACTTTTTTCTATTTGTATCTGTTGCAGTTAAGAACTGCAAACTACTATTTGTATTCTGGTAGACTAACTGTGAAAAAGTTTTAAAGTCAATACCAATAATATCTTGTAGAGTTTTATAGGTATTAGTTGCAGTGTGTGAACTAATATCTTCTCCATTTTCTAGTAATTTCAGTTTTATACTAGATTTTCTATCAATGACAACTTCGTACCTTTTGTCATCTTTTGTAAATTCTAGTTGAATATTGTATCCAGAGTTTACATATCTATTTGGTATATCTGCTTTCTTAATACCTTTTGAGTTTTTGTTGTATAACGCCTCTTCGATAATTAACGGTATGGACGATTTGCCCATACCGTTAGTACCAACAAGCTGAGTTACAGTATTACTACTAAGATCCAACTCATTATCTGCGCCATAGCTAAAACAATTACTCCATTTCAATTTTTGTAGCGTAATCATTAAATATTCCTACTATCTGAGGTATTCTAGCCTCTGGTATCTCTAGAATGTATGTTAGATACTCTATTAGCTCTTCTTGAATAGTCATTTCTTTATTCATAACAAGTGTAGCTTCACTACTTCGTTTTACTACTTTCTTGTCAAGAAGATCACTATTCTTGATATTTGCTAATTCTTGTATATCTCCTTCAATCTCATAAATCGTGTGATGGTAGTCTGTAGGTATCATTTCTTCTGTACTTGCTACGGTTTTCCGTATAAGTTGTGGCAGTTCAAATGCATCCCACATCCATGACCAATCAGATGGATTTATAAAGAGGTAGCCTGTCTTGACTTCATTTCTATGAAACGAAGTTGTCATAGGGCTACCTGGGTATACAATATTTCTTTGAGTATTGCTATGTGCGTGTAGATCTCCTGCAAATACTACAGGAAAATCTTCAAACCTATTAAGGTCTACCTCTGGCTTTACATGAGGAGGTATCTCTCCTCGAACGTGAGTAAAGAGAGGCTTTTTTGTATCAAACTTCTCAATACTATCTTTTCGATGTAGATCTGCGTAGGGTAGTATTCCATACCCTAACCCAGGATCTATATAAGAAATATCTACAACATGCACCAGAGGATTGATATCCCTTGAAACTTGTTTTAGCTGAGAGAAGAATGTTCTATTCTTCTTTGTAGCTTCGTGATTTCCATCATAAATAATAGTTGGAATACTTACTTCTCTAATAAAAGAGAAATATAACTCCAACTCCTCCATGTTTGGCAGACGATCAAAGAGGTCACCCCCAATGATATGAGAGGTACACTGTTTTTCAAGAGAATGAACTTGCTCAAAAAATAATCTATATCTATTGAGTGCCCACTCTTTTGGGACATTCTTTTGCCCTAGCTTTATGTGCCAGTCTGCCGTAAATAGAATCATGATACGTTGAATTCATCTTCTAAAGTTTCGTCGATATCGCCTGCAGCATCTTCTCGAATTTCATCAAGAAGTGCTTTTTGTGCATCTGGAGTAGGACGAGGCATTACATCATCCATAGACTTCAGATCAGCAATTGCTTCCATCTCAGCTTCTCCGAGAGGTCGTTGCTTGCACTTGAGTACTTGTAACTGATACTCTACGTTGTAAGGAAGAGGACCAGTTTTTACTCGCTTGAACTTCACATCCCAGCCGTTTTCTGGATCAGTAGGATCTCCAAGATCCTCTGCCGCAGTCAAGATAGCTTCAAAGAGCTTCTTCTTGAGGTTGATGATTTTTACTTCACCACCATCAAGACACTGCATTGCGTAGCTCCAGCCACACTTGAGATCGGGGTAGTACTCACGAACCCAGTCTTTCTCAAGGTTGTTGAATCTTTCTTCATTTCTGTCGAATGATAAACACTCGAAAGGAATATTCTTACCGTTCTTACCTTCTAGCCAGTATACATATCGTGCAAGTACATCGCCTACAAGACGGACTTCGTTATCTCCGTCACGATATGAGTAAGAAGTGATTGATGACTTTTTAGCGCCACCTACTGATTTATTAAATGACAATGCCATTAGTGTATATTCTCCTTAGTAACTTCTTCGTACAAAAAATATATTTGATTATTCTTTGTCGTAAGTAGTCTGTTTTCTTTAAATAATTCTGGAGCTACAGTACAAAGTATTGAGTCCAGTGTTGTTTTCCCAGTTGCTAAATAGTCCGAACGTGGACGCAGCGAAGCTAAAGCAAGATACTGGGCTATCTCGCCATACTCGTATTTATACGCATTATATAATAGGATATCAGGGTGAGCCAGAAAAGACTCTCCCGAGAAGTTTATGTGGGCATACTTAAATATTTTATCATACTTATTGTATGGTACTGAAGCGGTTGCCATCATTCTAAAGATTAAAAAGACAGCAAAAGCATTACCCTCGGCTGTCTCATATATCTTTTTCCAATTATATAACAACATATTATACACTCATTCGAAGTAAATGTCAAGAAGTATTTTTCTATGTTCAGAGCTGTTTTATCTGATAACCTTGTTTCATGTAATAGCCCATTCTGTTCGATGCCTGTCTTTGGGCTGTTTTACCTTTTAGATGTATATCAATAACTACCGGATCTCTTTTGTTATCGTGTTTACGAACAACCCTGCCGATGAGCTGCGTAAGAAGTGGTTCATTATTGATAGGGGTAGCAAGAATAAGACAGCTAAGCGTATTAACAGATATACCTTCCGAAAAAATAGCTTGAGTGCCGTATAGTATTTCTTTATTTCCATATAGTATTTCATCTACAAGTTTTTCCCTGTCCTCATGTGCGACCTCACCCGTAACACATATAGATTTCTCACCAGTCAGTTCGGCGCAGCTTTTCAAGAAATGTACGCGATCTGACACCACGAGCACCTTGTGACCCCGTGCCGCATATGCTGATGCTATCATGGCGACGGAGTGGCGGTATTCATCGTTATTTACGAGAGCATTGACTCTTTTTGCCCAAGGAATATTGGATCCGTCGGGAAATCGCACCTCTGATCTGTATATATGCACACTCGGGGTGAGGAAGTTTTCTTTCGGTGGTTTGTAAACAGTCGGGCTGAAGTAGTCACGGAAGACGACGTGTTTTCCATCTTTGCGCTCGATTGTACCAGATAACCCGATTTTATAGCGAGCATGGCTGGTATCAATAATTTTACTAAACGTGGGCGATGATACATGGTGCATTTCATCCAGTATTATTGTTCCGAATTCTTTCCTGATCTTCTCAAGATTGCGATATAACGTCTGAGTATTCCCAATGACAATAGGAGCATCAGTGTCGAAGTTGCCACTCCCAATAATTCCAGGTTTGATTCCATAAACTTTTTCAACCTCTTTTGCCCACTGATTTCGTAGTGGCACTGTGTGTGTTACAACAAGTGTCTTTTGCCCGAGCTTTCCCGCCAATGCGAGCCCGGTAAATGTTTTTCCCCAACTGACCCATGCATTGATGATTGCATTGTCATTGAGGGTATCATATACTTCTTGCTGACTTGGTCTAAGCTGAAAACTAAACTTAGGAAAATCAGCAGGTATATAAAGTCTTTTTTCAACAATTTCATAATCCTTGGGTATAAGGTCTATACGTCCGATTGGTATAGATACCAGATTTTCGCGCACCCGCTGCAGATTCTTAATAATCTGTGGAGGATCATTAGGATTTTGTGGAGGTACTTTATAAGTAAGTTCATCGGACAAAACTTTTCTATAATCTGGAGTACACTCCATATAAATTCTATTGCTCAATACTGCTTTCATTACAAGCCTAGCTGTTCTTTTGCTATAATATAATCTTTTACAAAGTTACTTCTTACGATATCGTTTATCTCAAAATCAATTATGTCAAAACATTCCATTGCTTTTAATATCCTGATGAAGTCTCGTAATCCATTTTTTTGTAAATCTGCTTGGCGAAAGTCACCACAAAAAATAATTCTACATTCTTGTCCTACTCGAGTTATTATAGAATCTAACTCATGAAAAGACATATTCTGACACTCATCAATAATTATTGTAGCATTTCTTAAAGTAACACCACGAATAAAAGATGTTGTCATGAAATGAACTAAGCCTTTAGTTTTTAATATTTGATATGCATCTCCTCTTTGAAACAACTCAATACAAATGTCCTTGTATGGTTCTTCATAAACAGAGGCTTTTTCTTTCTCATTACCTGGAAGGAAGCCTATGTCTCTTGTAGGAACTGCACTACGAATAAGCACTAATTTTTCATAAGAGCCTTTAATCATATCATCAAAGGCAAGATAACAAGATATGAAAGTTTTTCCTGT